AAAGTAACTGACTCACCAAAGTCAGCTATCAATAAACTTCTATCATCAGCAGTTTCAACTGGCATTTTTCTTCGCTCTAGTTCGTGGCTTCTTATCGTCTAAGCCAATGCTTCTATCTTCTGTTTTAGGCTTAACATCAACAGGTAAAGCGCAACCCTTATTAATAAGTGCCTCTGCTTCGCTATCTGCGATATTGGCAACTGTACCTGCTTTGTATCTTGCCGCGCCAACTGCACAGCTTGTTGTAAATTCAACTTTCATATTAGTCTCCTTTAGTAAAAGCTACTATGGGATACCCACGGAATAGCCTTTAGTAAAGGAGGGGGCGAACCCCCTCACAGTGTTACTTATGCACCATCGTTACCGAAAGCGAAGCTCTCAGCGTGACGTACAGCCGCATCAACAGACTGAAGTGCAACAACGCGCACAGTACCAGTAGTAGAAGCAGTGTATGGGTCAACTACGATGTCTAGTCCACCGAACATACCGATTAGTAAGTCGCTGAAGTTACCGAAGTACATATTACCATCAGTTGCTTGCTTAGAAACAATAGCATTGTAGCCATTGATTTGACCATTCTCTAGAACAAATCCAGCACCACCGTTAGTGTCTCGTGCAGTTGATTTCAACGCACCAGCCATGCTTGGTGGCAAGATGTAAGCTAGGTTGCCAAGAAGAGCATTGTCATCAGCTACAGCAGTTTCCAACGAAATTGATTCAGCAAAAGTTGGGTTAGCACCAGCAAAGTTAGTTACTTGGTTGATACCTGCGCTCAATAGACCTGTTGGCTGACCTGAAGCACCTGTACCCTCTAGACCAGCTTTATCAATAGCGATTGCCATTGCTTTAGTAAGGTCATCACGGATTAGGTTCTCAACGTCTAGGCTAGATTGGATCAAAAGCTGACGAGTAACGTCTGTGAATGCACCTAAAGTTTTAGGTGTAAGACTTACATTACCAACAGTCATTTCTGATTCAGTTGCAGCACCGCCCTCTGAAGCAATCCAAGCAGCAGATGAAGCAGCAGTTTTCTTAGGAATCTTAACGTCACCGCTTAGACCGCCTAGCATTGTTGCACCTGCAGCCATGACAGATGAAGCATTGCGAAGTGAATCAATGAAATCACCGCCACGATAATCATCGCCAAACAAGTTACTATCATCTGATGAGTTTAGATCACGCTTGTTCCAAGTGCGTAGAACTTCAGCAGGAAGCATAATCCCCTGTGCAGTTTTACCGTACTGGTCAGCAGCAGCGCGTGAACATTCAAATTCAAATGCTGCAGCTTCTTGTGCGCGACGATCAGTTGGATTTGCTAGAGCGTGAATAGCTCTCATCATGCTGAAGTTTTTAACTTCTTTTTCGCTCATGCCAATTTCTTGGCTTTCTAGAGCAGATGTAGAACCGATTGACTCTAATAGTGCGCCACGGAACTCATCGATTGAATGACCAGAAGCGATTGCTTCACGAGCCATATCTGATTTGTTGTGACGTGCGCCTAACTCAACGATTTGAGCGGCATTCTTTTGTGCGGCTTGCTGGGCTTCAGCTTTTACCGCGTCTAAATTAACTTCTGACATAGTATTGTCCTCTTTAAGGGAAGTTCTAATTACGGGTTTATTTTCAGCTTTGCCTGAACGCCCAACGCCAACTGTCATATCGGCAGGTATAGACACCAAACTTGCTTCAACGGGTTTCCATGACTTAGCACGATAGGTTTCCTTATCGTCTTTGTCTCTTTCCATCTTGCCAATAGAATAACCAACGGAAATGTTAGCTTTAATTCCATCAACAACATCAGAGAAAGCCTCACGAGCCAATTCACCTTTTCCAAAGCGAACTTCTGCGCGCAGTCTACGCGCATTCTCGTCAAGCTCTACCGATTTGATAACACCAATCTGCTTCTCTGGATCGTGATCCAAAAGCAATGGTGCGCGACCAGACGCTAAGAACGATAAATCAATCGACTCTCGCGTATGGTCTAATACTTCAGTACCGAATGATCGACCTACAGGCTCTTCACTCGATATTGCCATCTTAACTGTTCTTGTCTCTTCATCGATTGGAGAAAATTCCATCTCCATCGCACGATGCTGTACTTCAGGACTAGCCGAGCGATCAGTTTCTTCTACTTCTTCTGTAATCTCTTCTACAGCTTCAGCAGTTTCTTCTACTGTCTCTTCAACCACTTCTTCAGTACGAACTTCATCAACAGACTCAACAGTAGCTTCTACTTCTACTTCATTGTCCATATTTACAGCCTCTTCATCTCTATCATCATCTAACATACCAGCAATCTTTCTAGACCAAGAAAACCCTGCATCACCACCCCATAATGCCCAAGCAATCCGACCTGCACTTGGGTATCCTTTTTCACCAGGGCTGAATCCATCAGCTTTCTTGTCAACTTCATGCCGACTAAAGAAAGAGTACATTCTTTTAACAGTATCGAATGATAACTCTTTTCTATTCTTAATGTCTCTCGCCCTAGCAACACCAACTTCAGTGCCACCACGACCATATTCTTTACGCCATTCTAAGCCTTTGACTGCCTCTGACACCATTCCATCAGTAGGCTTAGTGTTTATGTCTTTACCCTTGTACTTCGGCATCATCTTCTCCGATTATATCAGGATTAACACTATTGAAGTTTGCACCATACGGCTCTAGCGCGTAATTAACGCCATACTGCTCAGCTATATCACGATCTCTAGCAATTTGACTAACTAACTCCTCTACATCCTTACCATACTGACTAGCAACGTCAGATAGGCTAAGAACGCCTGTTTTAAGCCCTAGAATCGCAGCATTCATCTCTTTCTGCGGATCGACCCAGTTCCAAGCCTTGCCTCTAAACTCTGCCGCTTCACAGAAGCGATCAAATTGTCTAACAGGAATGCCAAAGCTGTTTACTTCCATCGATGCAGATAGCCACTCGTCATATACAACGCGAACAAAGTGATCAATCATAAACTTTTGTAAGTTCTTGTAGCAATCACGCTCTTCTAGCGCGCCCTGACGAATAGAGCTATAGGATACTGACTCTAAATCATTAGACAAAGCAAAGTAGCTAACACCTAATGCAGAAGCAATCCCCTTAAGGACTGCTTTGTGAAATGAGTCAAACTCATTATTAGGATATTGTGGATCAAATGTCTTAAAGTCTACGCCATTGGGTAACTGATGAAACGTGCCTGGTGATGCTTCCATAATAGGCACATTGCCGTCTAAGTCGTCAGCAACAAATCCATCACCGCCTGGCGAAGTAAAAAAGCCCATCTTACTAGCACCAATACGCGCATTTACTACCGCAGCTTCTCTCAATGCGCCTAATTGCTTCATTGCAGAGATAGCAGGAGTCATCCAAGGCTCACCGCGCGTCTGTCCAGCTCTGCTTGGGTCATATAAGTGGATCATGCGTTCAGCAGGGATTCTAACGTGCTTTGGCGATTTTCCAGTAGTCGTATAGTCGTAATCACCAGGATGATAAGTCAAAACATGGTAAGCAACAGGCTTGCGAAACTTGTTTAGCTCTACACCCATGCGAACTTCGTTACCATTAGACAGCCTTTCATTCTTTTGCTCATCAATCTGATCAGGCTCAAGAAACTCTAGCGCAAATGAGTCATGGAATGACGCTCCACGATGCTTAACAATAAACACTTCGCCATCACGCGCCAAGCACTCAATAGCTAGTTTTTGGGCATCTAACCACGACATACCACCATCTACGGTACAGTTACCTAGCTTTGCCCACTTCTTGAATGCGTATTCGACTCGCTGATTGCCGTCTTGGTCAAGTTTACCCACTGAATCAGTAGCTTTAACCTGCAACCCAAAGCCTTTTTCGCCAATTACGTTGTTTTTAAGCAGGTTTAGGTATTTTTTTGCGTATTCGTTGTTTCTTGCTAAATCTCTTGATCTAGATCGTATACTGCGTAAAGCAGGGCGTAATTCTGAGTCTGCTGACCTTTCTGAAGCCCTAAAATCAGAAAAAAGATGCCCTGAATTAGCCGCAGCGTATGATCTTTTGAATACTTTGCTTTGATTTACGGTTTTTGGCTTAAATATGTCAAAAAGAGCCATCTAAAACCTCACTTGTATAGTAGATGAGCCTTTGCGCCCATGTTTTATGTCTATATTATTAGTTTCTTTAGCTAACTCTTGCTTATAGTAGTTTCTAGCATCAATTAACTCTTCAAAGGTCATTTTGTTCAATGAACGCCCTGCAATTGAGTAGCTAGAGACATCTGCATCAGCTTTTCCCTGCAGAATGCTCTCAATCTTACCTACCATTATCTCAGCGTGTGATCTTGGGTCTGCTTGGTTTACATCTAGGTCAGGCAAAATGTTAAAATGACCGCGATCAACAATAATTCTTTCGTTGTCTGAGTTTCTTTCGATCTCTAGCTGATAAAAATAATGCCCTTGCGCATAATCTGAACTTGCAGATACTTCAGGGTCGGTAGTACCGTCACTAGTTACAGTAAAAAGATAGTGTGTTGTTTGTCCTGTGCCAGTAATTATTATTTCGTTGCTGCCACCATTGGTAATCCGAGCAACATATCTAGCAGTATATGAGTCTGATGGGTAATCTTCTATTAGGTCAGATCGCTTCCATTGGGAAAAATCGCCTATAACGATTTCATTTGGCTCACCCTCTGGAGCGTTAGCAGCATCGAATAGATTCGCCATTAATTTACACCTTTATCGCCACGAATTAACAAAACCTTTGCCTGTTTTAGGCACAAATGATTGTTTAGTAGTTACAGGTTGCTCAACCTTTGTTTGCGGTTGCTTCTCCCTGTTATCTGCCAACGTATTAACATCTACGTTTAATATAGCATAAGCTGCAATAGAGTAAACAAAACAGTCTAATGCTTCATTCCTTGGTCTAATCTTTTGGAATACTCGTTTTTTGTATCCCCTGGTGAACTTTGTTATAATCTTCTCTGCGGTTAGCTGACGAAAATACTCGTCATTAAGGTCATCGTGGAAGTGTATGTAACCTGCTCCCTCTTCCCTAATACGCAATCTAGCAAATAACAAGTCCTTAGTAGTATCTACGCCAACAGGAAACAACAAACATTTACCAATGTTGTTTTTAGACGGTCTACCTACTATTGCTCTACCCTCACCGCCAACACCTTTAATAGCGAAAACCCTGCGAGCGTAGTTTTTCTTAGCATACGAGTATACAGTATTTGTGAAATGACCACCACTGTCAATACACGTAGCACGTATAGGCAATTGTCTGCCATCATTACACAGATAAGTAGTAAACAATTTAGTGTCTAAAGCAGTCCATAACTGCGGTGTAGATGGATCGCCATACATGACTTCATGTGTAATCACCCAAGATTCATCGTCACGCCCCCATCCGATAATAGAGAGTTCTAATCGATCATCCTGAACGTCAACACCACAAGTAAGGAATATGACTTCATCAGGTATTCCCTCGCCATAGGCTTCTCTTCTCTCAGCCAAGGAATAATCATCAATTGTTTCGCCCTGATCTTCCCAGGTTTCTCCCAGGTAAGTATTAGTCCATACCCTCAACTGTTCTGGGTTTTTACGCATGGACATAAAATCCCTTACGCCATCGGATAATGGTGTCCACGGTGAATATAACCCTGAAATAGAAAACCCTGCTACACCTGCAAATTCGTTTTCAGCTATCCACTCACCGTTACGAATAGACCATCGTCTGTCAGAATCAGTCCAAAGCTCGTCACATCCATCGCACAGGTACTTAGCTGTATCAGGATCATTATCTTCCCACTGTACGTTAGACCACTTTAGCTTTTGCGTATGACCGCAATGTTTACAGGGGACATTGTAATAACGCTTGTCAGAGTTCTCAAAAGCCTCTTCAATTCGACTTGCGTCTTTATTCGTGGGAGTCGAAACCATTACAATCTTTCTGTTCCAGAATGTCGCAGCACGTTTTCTAGCCAGTTGGATCGGATCACCCTCTGAGCCAGCACTCGCGGGATACCTATCCACCTCATCGCATAGAACTAGTCGAATAGGTCGAGATGCCAATCCTGAGGGACTGTTAGCACCAACTAAAGTAAGACTGCCGCCAGGGAATATCTTGTGCAGAGTTGTGTTTCCACTGTCTCTTGCGCGTGGGTCTTTAACTTTCCCTCGCAGGCATACGCTAGATTTAAGTAATCCGTTAGCAACACGATCCTTAGAGAATGCTTGCGCCATTTCCAAGGTAGGTTGCAAGACAAGTATGG